CTGGATTTGTTGGCCCTACTGGCTCTATTGGAAATACCACTGGTATGAACACTGGTACTTTATTCACAATCAATGCAGGCTCAACAGCAGGTATTGTTTATCAAGCTTTTGCTCCTTATGATTCGAATGCTTTCGATGGGGGATTACATTATCTTCAGACTTCAGGTACTGGTGGAACTGCTGGCTATTTAAGCGGTGCTACTGAAAAGAATGAGCTAAAAACTTTCTTAACGGTTAACTCTTCTGATGATCAGAAATACATAATAGGTATAGTTGCAGGTATATCAGGTGCAACCGGAGCATTAATTAATCAATTCTCTTTACATGATTTGGTTAAACTTAAAGTTACTGGAACTAAAGATGTTAGTGGGGAGCTTAGAATATTCTTTTCCCACCCATTAGATACATCTTACTATAGATCTCAAGGTATAACGGTATCTCCCGTTTATGAGTTAACCTCTTATAATACAGGGGCTTCTGGAAGTGCTAAACCTTTTTACGCTAGCTCTTACCAATTCGGTAACTCTGATTACTTAGATAGAGTTGCTAATGTTCCTACACCTAATGGGGTAACTGGTCCTAATGCTGCTAATGGAACATCAATTGTTCTACAAGCTTATAACGCATCTACATTATTTCAGAATGTTAAATATGCTGAACTTGCAGACGGAGACATAGTTTGGTTAAATTCAGCAGGATCTAGCGTAAATTATCTCGCTTTTGAAAGCACAGTAGATAGAGATCAGTTTAATTATGTTAATACAAGATCACATACAAACGTTTCTTTAGCTGCTAATACTATAAATAATATAGCTTATTTCGGAGGCGGTGGTGCTCCGGTAACTTACGCAAGTGATAATATAGGTTCTCCTGTTTCTTCTCAGAAATTCGATATAATTTCTCAGGATGGATCAATTAACGAATTCGTAGACTGTACTAGAATAGACACAACATCATTCTATGTAACGGAAGACTCTAGCGGAAACGTACCTATGTCGGTTGGAGATTTGGTAGTATGTACTGACCTTGACATCTGCGTGCCTACAACAGGCAATCAACAAAGCAGATTAGCTAAGATCACTACTGTTGCTTCGACAACTACATCAGGAACTTATAAAGTAATATGTGCTAGACCAATCCTTTATTATTCAGGAGATGGTAATATGTCTAGAGTTCAGAAATTCCAATCAATATCTCAATTTACGAGATCTTTTGATTTCACATATCTTTCTGGATTCACTATGAAAGAATCACACAGACCTAATGGTAGTGATGCTAGAATTTCTGATATACTTGATGTTATGTATGACACTAACATTGCTAAGACATTAGCTTCTAAAGACGTTATATCATTCAGATATGTAGTAGATACATTCTCTGGACAGATCTTGCCTAACTCTAAATATCAGTTAAGTAGATTAGCAATGATTAGACAACAATCGCTTGCTCTTATTAATGCTCCTTCTATGGAACAGTTTCAAAAGAGTACAGATCCTAGATTTACTAACGCACCTACAGCCCCTAATCCTTACCCAAGTTTAAATACTGCTTATATAGCTGATGGAGGTAACTTATCGCTAAATCCTTCTTATACTTTCAGCTTACCTAGTGAAGCAGAAGGATCTAAATTTGCTGCATTCTACGCTCCTTATATCACTATCAGAGAATCTAATAGAAATATAAACGTACCACCAGCTGCTATGGTATCCAATAACTTTGTTAGAAAATTTGCTACTGGAGAACCTTATGCGATTATCGCAGGTCAAAAAAGGGGTATACTAAGCGGCGGAGGCAATATCGTAGGAGTTGAATATGACTTTACTGATGAGGACAGAGGAAATCTTGAACCATTCGGTATTAATCCAATCATTAAGAGAAGAGGAATTGGGGTAGTTATCTTCGGTAACCAAACTGCTTATCAACAAGTTAACTCTGCATTTAATCTAGTTCACGTAAGAGACCTTTTAATAAGTATTGAAACTGACGTTCAGTCAATTCTTTCTAACTACTTATTTGATTTCAATGATGATTCAATCAGACTTGAAATTAAAACATTGGTAGATAACTACCTAGATGGCGTTAGAGCAGGCGGTGGAATATACAACTACCAAACTGTTATGGATGCTTCTAATAACACTCCAGCAATCATTGATATGAATATGGGAATCATAGACGTTATTATCGAGCCTGCTAGAGGTATACAGAAATTCATTAATAGAATTACTGTTACAAGAACAGGTGGTATAGCAGCAGGAGGATTTACTCAATTCGTATAATGTGAATTGGAGCCTTTTAGACAACTAAGATAAATATAAACCGAATATGGCAGGACTACCACATTATCAAAATTCATTATCAGCAATAAACAAATACGAACCTGTTTATCTGAACCAGTTTGAGGTTACAGTTATACCTCCTTCTGCTGTTGCTGGTGGGGAAATACTCCTTCAGCAAGTAACAAAGGTTGGAGGACTTACCTTAGATAAAAATCCAGGACTAGTTACGCAAAAGTATAAGTTTGCTAAAAGAAATTATGCTGGAGCTAAACCTGATAATACCTATCTGGATTTAAGTTTAAGCTTTACCGTCAACTTAAATGATGACAACTCAATGTATGTTTTTAAAACATTGAGACAATGGAGTGATTTGATTTATAATCCGTTAACAGGAGCAATGGGTCTCAAGAATGACTATACAGGTACTATCGTAGTTTCTATCTTTAATAAACAAGGAGACGTTTTCAGAAGAATAACATGCAGAGACTGTTATCCTACTAAGGCAATAAGTGAAATGAATCTTAATTACACCTCGACTGATATATTCAAAATAGATGATATGACTTGGGCAGTTGATTACTGGGAGGATTTATTCTTATAAAAAAATACAAAAAATAAATGGCAGGTTTACCACATTATACAAATTCTAAAGCCGCGATAAACAACTATGAACCGGTATATCTTAACCAATTTGAGGTTTTGATAACACCACCTTCGGGAATAGTAGATGCTACCACGACTTTTAAAGGGGAATCAATTTTAGCCCAACAGGTTAAGTCTATAACCGGTTTGGCCGTAGATATTTTAGCAAACGGAAACGTTGAACAAACTTATAAGTTTGCTCAAAGAAGATATGCTGCAGGTGAGCCTACTACCAGTGATATGACATTAACAATGGAATTTGAAGTCAACTTAAATGACGTAAATTCAATGAGTGTTTATAAGATACTTAGACAATGGAGCGATTTAATCTATAACCCGCTAACCGGTGCGATGGGTATTAAGAGCGATTATGTTGGTTCTATGGTTATCTCAATATTTAATAAAAGAGGAGATGTCTTTAGAAGAATTAGAATACCTTCTTGCTTTATTAGCACTGCTATTAACGATATGCAGTTAGATTACGAAAATCCCGCTATCTACACTATATCTACATCATGGATATGTGATTACTGGGAAGATCTATTTGTTTAAACACATAACACCAATTAAACAAAAAAGGAGACAAATTAATTGTCTCCTTTTTTGTTTTTTGTTATATAATAAGAAAAACAAGTAAATAATGGATAATAACATTTCACCAGAAGAAATTCTCAAGAGAAAAGAAATTGCGGGGGGTATAGAATATGATGATCCCAAACCTGCAGTAGAAACAAATGTGGTTTCTCAGGTACAAGAGCTATCTCCTAGGACAGAACAGATTCAACAGCCTGTTCAGCAATCTATACCTAATCCAGTTCAGCCAAAAATTAATCAGATGCAAGATGAGCAATCGGTATCCTCTTTAGGTAGAGCACAAAGCGTAAATAAACCTACATCATTAGAGATGGGTTGGAAAAATATACCGGTTGAGATATTACCCTCTGGCGGCAAATATTATCCAGAAGGAACCAAAATAGCAATCAGAGCTGCTGAGGTTAGAGAAATTAGACATTTTTCCACTATTGACGAGGACGATAAGCTTGATATCGAAGAAAAATTAACGCATATTATAGACAGATGCTCGAGAATGGATTTCCCTGGTGAAGGCGTGGTTTCATATAGGGATCTTAAACAAGAAGACCGATTCTTTATAATCATGGCGGTTAGAGATCTTACCTTTGTAAAGGGTGAGAATTCAATTATACTCAAGACACAAAAATCTTGTAGCCAAACAACAGAATGCCCATTCAATGATGGGATAGAACTAAGAACTGGTGTACTAAGTTCCTATGAGCTTGATGAAAATGTCGCTAAGTACTATAACGAGGAGACTAGAGGTTTTGTTTTTACCATTAAAAAACTGGAAAAGACCGTTGAACTATACATACCTAGTATAGGGGTAACACAAGAAATAACTTCATTTATAACTGAATGCTCTAAGAAAGGAATACAAATCGACGAGGGATTCCTTGATATAGCACCTTTTATGTTTGGAGAATGGAGAGATCTAAATTTCCAAATGATACTTACTAAAATGAGGGAAAGCGATTATTGGACGAAAGAAGAATTTAGCTTATATTTTGAACTTGCTCAAAGAATCAAAATGGGAACGAAGCTAGAGGTAAAACAAAAGTGCCCAGTATGCGGTGATATGGAGGTCACCGCTACAATAAGCTTTCCCAACGGGCTCAGATCTCTTTTCGTTATTTCAGATATCTTTAGAGAACTTCTTTGATATTAAGTTCAGATTATGGAGAGAACATAATCTAGATCCTGACTGGATAGAAAGCATACCTTTCTACGAATACCAGATATGGATAGATAAACTTAATGATGCAATAGAAATAGAAAACGCAGAAGCAAAAGCTAAAAGCGGATTCAAAGAGTTGTTTAGTTTTGGTAAGTAAATTTATTGAAATATATAGATATAATATCCAAATCAAATGGCAGCAGATCCTAATCAAAAATTGTTTTCACAAATAACCGATCTTGGCAGGAACATAAATTCCCTAGCTGAGTCTATTAAGAAAAATACGGCCGCTACTGAGTCTCTTGTTGCTGCAACAGATAAATCAGAGAAGAGGGGAAAAGAACCAGCTACGGCTGCTAATAAAGCTCCTACAACTAATCCTAAAGAAGCAGACAAAGACAGCGGTGCGATGAAAGATATCGCCAAAACTCTTTCTGGACTTTTCGGAGATAAAAGCCCACTTATGGGAAAAATCGCAGAAATGACAAAAGGTTCAGGTACTTCTGCTCCTAAAGGTGGAGAAGGATCAAATAAGGATTTTAGTAATATTGCAGGTGGATTAAAAGGAATAATTAAAGCATTTCAGGAAGGCGGAGTAGCTAAGAAGGAAGGTAAATATTTGGTGGGTGAAAATGGACCAGAAGTAGTTAAGTTACCAAAAGGTGCTGGGGTTATCCCAATCAATATAAAGGATTTGATGGAGGGATTAAAAAATGTTCCCGAATTGGTAGACCTTATAAAGGATAAGGATACCGTTGATTTCTTAGGTACTACAGAGTTACCATACATAATGGACAGTAAAGGTTCTCCCATTAATCTTAGAAAGATTTCTTCTAAGTATGAGGATGCAGCATTTGATGCCGATGACCAGGGAACAACAGATAGAATGTTTAAGATGCAGGACATCGTCGAATCGTTATCCCAATTAGGACTTAATGGGATAGAGAAAGAGGTTTCCAAATTAAACAAGGAGGATTCTGATCTATTGAGTAAAGCACCTAAAGACACAGAAATTTATAAAAGGAGTGGAATAATTAATAATATACTAAAAGCTTTAATAAAGGATGGCGATCAGGAGAATGAATTAACCATTGCTAAAGCTAAACTTTTGGCAACACAAACTTTATTAAGTGGTAAGGATAAACCAAAGACCGCATCGGAAGAGCTCGAAGGTCTCCCTGATAGTTTAGTAAAAGAAAGCGAAGCAGAGCTAAAGAAAGAATCTGTGGATCTTAAAAAAAGCGAAGCTGTCGTAGGGGATAAAGAAAATAAAAAAGAAAAGAAAGGTCTCTTCTCTAAGCTAAAAAAAGAAAAGGGTGCTGAGGGTGAAGGAGCTAAAAAAGAAACTAAGGGATCTTCACTACTTTCTAAAATAGGTGGAGGAGCAGAGAATGCTTTATTCTCAGCAGCAGGTAAGGCAACAGAAAGTCTTGGATCAGCAAGTCCATTTGCTAAAAAAGGACTTAGCTCTCTAAAGGGTGCTATAGATAAAAAGGGAGGATTGGGAGAAGTTTTATCAAAGAAGGAGGAAACTAAAACTGATCTTGGTAAAAAATCTACTGAAGCTATAGAAACAGCTAAAAGCATGGGAACAAAGGGAACACCTGCATTAGTTAATGATATTAAAAAGCTTGCACCTTTAGCAAAGAAAGAAGCTCCTAAAGAAAAAGAATTATCAAAAGAAACAAAGGCTCCAGAAGCAAAGTCAGTTGCAGCTCCAGCTAAATCTACCGATAATAAGTCTGCAGCTGATAAAAAATCCGAAACCTCAGGATCTGGTACAACTGGGCTGGGTAGTGATAAAGATATTCAGGATATAAAAAATGCACTTACTAGAATAGCAGGACTTCTCGAAGGTACACTAACTGTTTCAGCTATAGATCAGCCATTTAGACCAGATTCTAGAAGAATCTAAAAAATATCAGTAAATATTTTTTTTCCTCGTACTTATTTCTTATGTTTGTAGAAATTATAAACTAATGGAGTTATCTACCCTATCACATTATTCAGGACGAGAAATAGTTTCAGAAGATTTTGATTTCTCCAATCCCGATTTTCTTAATATAAATAATTGGAGCGTCAAAAAAATAGGAAAAACCTTCGACATCTCATGGGATCATTCCGATGTCATACAAAAAAGTCCATTGTATGGTGAAAATACAAAGGCAATGAAAAACGACCTCATCTATTTACAGATGGCCAAAACATGGGGAAAAAATTCTCATTGTAAAAGAATGCAGGTCGGATGTTTAATGGTAAAGGATAAATCAATAATCTCAGATGGATACAACGGATCACCTACAGGATTTCCTAATATTTGTGAGAGCGAGGATATGGTTACATTACCATATGTTCTTCATGCAGAAGCAAATGCTATAACAAAACTTGCAAAGAGTACGCAAAGTTCCGATGGATCCACGATATATGTAACCCTTTCTCCTTGCTTTGAATGCTCTAAGTTGATAATACAATCGGGAATAAGAAGAGTAGTTTTTTCAGAAGTTTATAGAAAACCCGATTCACTTCCATTTCTAATAGAGGCTGGGATAGAATTATATAAAATTAACCAATTTGACCAAATTTAAAGATGCAAAAAGAGCCCAGAGAAAACAAGGAGATTAAAGAGACTAACATTCAGACATTAGCAGAAGATTTCATTCTAAAGAAAACAGATAAGTCATTCAGTGATCTATTCAATAGGCTTAAACCAGGAGTATCCAATCATTGTTTTTTGATACTAAAAGACATGGAATTAGCAGAGGATGCTTTTCTTAATACCATGTCTAAGATATGGTTAAAGATAGATCAATACGATATGGAGAGGGGTAATTTTTCCACCTGGTGTTATAATATAGCAAGAAACGAATCTCTATTACTACTGAAATCTAGAAAGAGATTAATAGCTCATGAGGACGGTGATCTAGAGTACCTTTCTTCTAAAAACACAATAGGAGATATAGGCGGATTTTATACTATTGAGGATGATCCGGCATATGGATTCTTTAGCGAGGAAAATACCATTGACTCTGTTTATGAATCAGTTTTGGATGAGATCAGATCTCTACCTGATACCTATAGGGATATAATGATTGATAGGGAGATTAACGGGATGAAATACAAAGACATTGCAGAAAAGTACGGTATTAAGAAAAGGTCTATCGCAACTCGAATAAGAAGAGCAAGGGGTAGAATCAAAAAGAAGATGGAGGGAAACATTAATGTGAAATCTTCATATAAAATATAAAGTAAAAATATGTGGTTAGCTATATTAAAATTCTTTAAAGTTTATAACGATATCAAAGTATATCGAGATTATATTAATATCATAAAAAAAGAGTTGGATGATTCTCCCATCTGGACTAGGAAAGGGATGAGAATAGATTGGTTTGGCCGAATCTATACTGTGGTAAATCTACCCCCAGAGGTTCTATTCTCTGCAGATCTACCAAAAGAAGCAAGACCTTCTTTTGTTATGAACGAGATAAAGCCTATAAACGAATACTTTAAGACCATCAATATAGAGGAATTAATAACTCTATGGATAGAGCCTATTAAAGGAACCAACGAAGAGTCTTATCTGGTAGTTTACCAATACGTTTTTAGAGAATTGAGCTGGATGTGGATATTTAGATTTATCCTAGAAATTTGTTTAATCTCATTTGCTATAGCAAAAGGAAGTTACCTAATTAATTTGTTTTAATGGATCCCAGACTTATAGCTGCTAAGAAAGAGATTGACAGGAAACTCGAAATATTTGAGGATAGGAATTTCACTTTTGATGAACCAACCCACGTTTATCGATACGTTACTTCTAAGTTCGATTCAGTAACTACATTTATTAAAAAATTCAAAGTTCCATTTGATCGAGAATATTGGTCTAAAAGAAAGGCAGACGAAAGGGGAGTTGATGTTTCAGTTGTTCTTAATGAATGGCAGGGTAAGGCGGACGTAGCTAATAGCTTGGGTACTCGAGTTCATAAATGGATAGAAGATTTTTGGAGCGGTAAAGCACCGATTATTCCTGATGATGAGATATTAAGGGAAAGAATTGAAAAGTTCATGGAGCTCCATGATAAAAGGCTAAGCGTTTTACTACCCCTTAAGTCTGAGTTAAAAATATTTTCTAGAAGATGGAGATTAGCTGGCACTATAGATCAGCCATTTCTTTTTTGGTCGGAAGAACATGATAAACCATTTTTACTTATTGGTGATTGGAAGACGAACGGGGATTTTAAACATGATGAACATCCCAAGGGTAGATATAAAAAATTGCTTAGACCATTCTCTCATCTCTATGAAAATAATCATAATGAATATTCAATTCAGATTAGTCTATATAGATTGATACTAGAAGAGGAAGCAAATATAGAGACTCAGGACGGATTCCTTTGTCACATTGGTCCAGAAGGACCTGCGAAAGTATATAGAACAAAGGATCTGAGGGAGCCGCTCAGAGCATATCTTAATGATAATAGAGTAGATTTTGATATTTTTTCTATCGATTAAGAAACAATTACACAAAAACAACTAAAATAAATAAATATAAAAACAATATGGCAAAGAAAAAATTAGAAGAAACTACATTAGAACTCCAAGAAGGACCTGGAGCATCTTCATCTATCGATTTTGATACACTAAATCAAGAAAGTGGTCTTTCTATTGATAAGGATCTTGTTGAGTCTTTAGAATCTCAAATCAAATCTAAAAAGGAAGAAATCAAAACTAAAGTTTATGCGATAACTTTTAGTCAGGAGCTTTTAGCTAAATATGAAGATTTCATGAGTAATGAGGCTGAATGGAATTCTACTGAAGCTTTAGGTGTTAAAGAGGTAAGTAAGCAAATCCAAAAAATTAAAAAAGAAGGAGTAAAGAATCAGGTTATTTATATGTCTGCTTTACCACTGGAAGCAAGCCATTATTTTATCTCTAAAGGTAGAGGTAAAGGACTTAAAAGCGCTGAAACTTTTATCGAATTATATAAACCATTCGATCAGGCTTTAAGCGATGCTAAAAAAGACGTATCGGAGATAAAAGACTTAGAAAAACAATTAGGCGCTGCTATGCAAGGCGTTTCTTTGGGATAATTAATAAGTATATCAAATACTATATAAAACCGGTTCTTTTTAAGAATCGGTTTTTTGTTGCGTTTTAGTATAGATATATATAGAGAAATAAAAACAGATATATGAAAACGATAGAAAAAATTAAAAGTTATTCTTGGGCTATCACCCTATTCTTAACCCTTATCATCCTATTGAGACAATGTGGAGTTAATAGAGATGTAGACAAGCTACAGAAAAATGCTAAAATTCAAAGCTCTTATATGGACTCGCTTTGTACTAAAAACGAGTTAAATAAGATCGTCGAAATAGAGGGCTTGAAGGCAGAAAAAAGAATGATTCAATCCACGGACAGAAAGATCATGGACGTTAACCGTCAATCTGAAATAGATCTTGAAATTAAAAAACTTGAAAATTCTAAATAATGGGGAAGAAAACAACTAGCTATTTCATAATAGGTACATTCGTTACCCTGTACCTACTTGTTTCGGTAATCTCGACAATACACGTAATAGACTTCTTTAAGCTATCCAATCCTAATTGGCTAGCTATAAGTCTTGCATTGGCTTTTGAAGTTGGTGCTGCAGCTTCTCTTGCTTCTATTATTACTTTAGATAAAATGAACAAGGGTATAGTTTGGGGCCTATTTTTAATATTGACACTTATGCAGGCTATGGGTAACACCTATTACGCATACACTCATCTGGTTAATTTTCAGGGCTGGATAGAATTATTTGGACTAACTGAAGAGGATTTGATATATCAAAAAAGAGTTCTCTCGATAGTTAGCGGTGCGATTCTACCCATTGTTGCATTAGGGTTTATTAAATCATTAGTTGATTATATAAAACCTACTGAAGAATCAACTCAGACTGAAATTGAAGACAGAATAGAATCTATACTCGAAGAAAAAATAGAGGAGGCAGTAGAAAATAAAATAGAAGAGCTAGAGGAAAAAATCGATGACCTGGAAGAAAAGATAGAGGAATTTGTCGACG